TTAAGCTTCAAATAATCATATTTATCTTTTAATTTTATAAAAATATCCTCTAATTTAGTTGTATCTAAATGATTATTACTTCTTTTACTTAATAAAATTTTATCTTGTTCATCTATAGAAAAATTTTCCCACGTAAAATTGTTATCTACGATTTCCTTATATATTTTTAATATATCATTATGCTCTATAATACCAGGATTAGTTAAATTATATGTTCCTCTAATATTTTCTATCATCATATGGATTGCGATAGGTATTAGTTCATCTAATACACTCATCGAATTTGGAATGCTACATATTTTTTCATAATTTGTAATCTTTGTAATAAAATTACGCTGACTAATTTGAGATGTTATAGGCATCCTTATTCTTAGGTGTAGTGCACGTGTACTTTTAATTAATTCATTAGTGAAACCTTTAACGATACTATAATTAGAACCAAAAAAATTAGGTATATCATCTTCTGTATATGGTAATGGATGTGCATCATTATAATTATATATACAACCAGTACCAACATATGTAAAGTGTATATTATTTGAATCACAAAAATTAGCTAATTTAATAGGTACATATAAATTATCATTTAAATTTTGTTGTAAAGTTTCAATATTTTCTAAATAGTCTATAGTTTTATATTCTTTACCATTTAAAAAACCGTGAGTTCTACCACTACAACAAATAACATGAGTAGGTTTTTTATTTAATATATCATTTAATATTTCTAAACTTTCACCTCTATAATTAGAATATGTTATATCAATATTTATTTTTTTACAATAATTTATAATAAGTTGTCCGATCCATCCATTATGTCCAATAATATAAAATAACATATTTATATTTTTTAAATAATAATCTTTAATACATTTATAATTTTGTAATACAAATTATAATATTTATTCATCTTTTTTTTTTATCCTTATTCTTCTTAAAACTATTATCAGTTTCATCATCCATTACTTGACGAACATTCCAATTTCTTTTATATAAATCTGTTATATCCATCACCTTAAATCTATTTTTATTACTCATTTTTGGATTTTCATCACTCTTTAATCCTTGTAATTTATATAATTCGCTCATAAAATCATTATAAAAATCTTCTTTCGTTTGTGCTTTCTGTTCTAATTGATAACCTGCTGTTTTTAATAAATTCTCAATTATATCTAAATATGTATCACAATATTCAAGTGGACATATTTCAAAATATTTTAATATTCCATTATAATACTTCAATATACTATCATATGATAATAAGTTGAATACAAATAAATTAGCCATAAATATATATCCACAAGATAATTGATTTTTACTACTGAATATCTTTCTAAGTTCTTCATCGCTCATATCAGTAGTAACTTCTTCTATATTAGTTTCAACCGTATTCTTATAATATGTATCACAACTACGTAAACATAAATTAGCTATATCATTTAGGCTATGTTCAGCTATATTACTCAATAATTGAGCATATAAATAACTAAAGGTCTTTTCTGTATTTGCTTTATCAAAAACCATTTGAATAAGCTTCTCTTCATACTCATTTCTATTTTCATTTGTCAATAATTCATCACATAATGCCAATATTTTTTCAACTATAGTTGAATAATTTTTACTAGTAAGCTTATTCAAATTAGAATGCATCTCTAAATTAAACTTTTCTTCTAAACTCATTATTCCCTTTTCTTCTCTATCTTTTCTCCAATTTTGCGCAACTGAATCGTGTATTTTATATTTCATACGCATAGGACTTTTACGTCTTATAAACTTATTACCTTTTTTAATCTCTAATAAACGATTAGCAACATCTTCATCTAATGTCGCACTAAAGTTATTAGCTAGATTAATAATAAAATCGTAACTATAATGTATCATTTTATTTATATTTATAATTATATCGTTTAAGTATTTATAGTTATATCAATATATATATTTAAATATGTCTCTTACTATGGAAGAATTCTTAAACTTATATCTGGTTGAACAAGATTGTCGTAAAGCTTATTTATTTCAACCAATCAACTATGATGATAATACTACGACTATTAAACATCAACTAATAAAAAAACGTTTTCCAAACTTAATTCACACGGAATGTCAACGAGGAACTATCATTTCTAAAATCAATTTAGATTTAGATAAGATTAATAATAATATATATTTGGCAAATATATTATCATTCTGTTGTCCAATCACATATAAAGATATACCTATAAAATATTCATATGATATAGTTGTTAAACTTATTAATAATATTGATGTTATTTTAATAACTTATATATGTGATAATGGATTATGTGATATACACGCGGAACAATTATGTGATAAAATTAAAAATACATTATTACAATTAGATAATGTAATAGACGTGATTTTTAAAAAAAATACTCATTATTCAGAAGAATATTATATTGATAAATTGTCTAAATCTAATGAACAAATTAATAAAAATGATATAGATGAAATCAATAATTATTTATATAATATGGGATTTAGCGAAAAATTACAAGACTATATTGAATATGAAGTAGAATATAATAATCTTATACATAGAGGTATATTAATAGGATTATTAACACAATCTAAACACGATATATTAGAACCATTTTGTCCATTAGATGAACATCCAAAAGAAGAAAAGAATGTTAATAAAATTATATTAAAATGGGAAAATCTTATTATTGATAGTTTTAATATATCAAAAATAAAAAAATCCTAATATACATTAAATAATGTCTCTAACTATTACCAATTTTTTTCAACCGATGCCATTCTTTATTGCTCTTGCCGTTGGTATTTTATACGTATATTTATCAAACGGTCGTCCTGAAGTTATTATAAAATATCCTACACCTGATGATGCGCACAGTTATATATTCCGTGATGATGCTCAAAATTGTTATATGTTTCATACTGAAGAAGTTCCTTGTCCAAAAAATCCATTATCAATTAATACTATTCCTATTCAACGTAAAGTTGAAACATTCAAAAATAAAAAATGAACGAATATATTAAAATATTATGTTATTAGAGTGTCTAAAAGATAAACGTATACAAATTCTTATTTCTATTATTTGGGGATTAGGTATCGCTATTTTCTTTCGCAAATCCTGTAATGGTCGCAATTGTATTGTTATAAAAGGTCCTAGAGCTGAAGATATGGATAATAAAATATATTCATTTAACGATAAATGCTATAAATATACCGCTAAAAATACTAGTTGTAAAGCGCCAGCTAACGCAGACAATATACAAACTATAGATACACGCACGTAATCTTACGCGTTTTTTTATATACTAAATATTATATAAAAAAATGATGAATATGGATGGCGATGATGCCCAACTCGTTGATAGTATTCTACGTGAATATGGTTCTGCTCCACAACCTCCGGTTACCGACTTAAGAACATCTATTAATGTTCCTAGTAATTTTACTAATACACTAGATATGAATATTGAAGCAACCCCTATAGTTCAAACACAATCAACACAACAAAAAAATAATAAGATTGATGTTGCCTATGTACCAAAGAATTCTATATGGGATATGTTAAAATTACCATTAATAGTATTTGTTGTATGCTATTTAGTATTTAATCCATTCGTATATTACTATCTATTAAAATTATTACCAAGCGTATTTGCGGCAAATACAGCTATGAAAATGCAAATAAGAGTTTTAATTCTTTCATTACTTGTAGCAGTTATATTTTCATTAATAACTAAGTATGTCTAAAAATTTCTACAAATATATTATAAAAAATAACAATGATATCATTTGATGAAATACAAAAATATTTATTCCTCATCATAGCATCGGTCTTATACATTTTCAGTTTTCATAAAAATGGTATGATGCGACCCCTATATTGTAAATCTAAATGTAGTATGAATAAGCGCCTAACACAAGTTGGTGGAAATATTAAAGATAATATAAATACCGTTATTTTAGCCATTATTTCTATATTTGCTATTGTATCTATGTTTGAATATCTAAATTCGGTTAGTATTATATTCATATTAGCATCTATAGTCATGATATTCGCTATAACAGGCAATTTACTATTTTCAGTAGCATTATCTATGATATTAGGTTCAGTTATAGTATCTTTCACATCAACCTCAAGTCTTGAAAAATTTGAAGAACAAAAAGAAAAGGAAAATGAAAAAGAAAAATTGAAAGAAAATGATGATAAAATTACTAGTGAAGACTCAGTTGAACCTGAAAAATTTGAATTTGATCACAAAAACTCTTTTCTAGAAAATTATAAATCCTTAACAAAAGAACAAGTTAATGGCCTTAATAAAGATACAGTTGATTTAATGAAAACTCAAGAACAATTAATCGCTACACTAAAAGATATGGGTCCTGTTTTAAAAGAAAGTCAAACTGTATTAGACACTTTTAAATCATATTTTGGTAATGATATGACTAATAAAGAAATGAATGACCTTTTAACTAATGTAAAAAATACAAAATTATAAATAACGCAATCAGATAAAACCTGAAAAAATTTGTTGATCTGCTTTTTGGTAACTATTTCATAATAATTTTTATTAAATATTTATTAATAAGTCTTTTTAACTGTCAAATAAGTTCCCTTCTTTTTTTTATTTTGATAAGGGTCAAACTGTTCATCTTCATCCTCATCCAATGATTTACAATTATCATTATTATACTTCCAAACCGATGGATGCCCTATTTTAAAATCATCATGTGGGTCTGCTTTATACCAAAAAACACAATCTTCTAATTTAGTACTACTAACCGTATTATTAATAACTAGACATTCATAATTTTGTGTACAAGAATCCATCACTTGACAAAATGTTTCAAAACTTGGAAATACACCAGCATAATGTTCATATATCCTCTTTCTATCACTCGTATTATTATTTCTTAATATAAATACATAATCTATATTCGCTCTTAAATTAGGTGGAATACCTAACGGATACTGCATTGTTATAATGAAAAAGACCTTATAATGTCTTCCGTTCATAAATAATGATCTAATATTAGTATCACTAGTCCAAGAATTATCATATAAACAATCATCTAATATAAAAAAAGCCCTAGGATCTATATTTGAATATTCAGGACGAATACCTTTTTCTTCTTCCTTCTTCAATTCTCTTATAACTTGTTTTTGTCTCTTTATAAATCTATCTACAATATCAGGAGTATATCCACCGTGAATAAATAGTTGAGGCATCATTTTTCCATAAAATCCATTGGCTTCTTCTGTTCCACTCAATACATTACCAATAGGTATATCTTTATGATAATAGAGTAAATCTTTTACTAAAAAAGACTTACCTGTATTTCTTTTTCCGATCATAACACATACTTTATCATCATCTATATTACGCATATCAAACCTTTTTATTTCAACTGACATTAGTTATAATAAAAATATAATAAATCAATAAACGAATAAACGCAACCTGCGTTATCATTATCAAAAAAATATTAATAGTTATAACAAGCTTCATTAATGAATATCAATTTAGATGAAATATATACATCTTTAACATCAAGAATGGTTCCTGATAAAGAATTCAATGAAATAGAAGAATCAATTAATAAACATTATAAAATAAAAAATAAATCATTCACATATTATAATCCTATACTACGCGAATTTACTACTCACCTTAAATACGAAAAATCATTGAACCATAATGATAGATTAGCCAAATTAGTAAAAAAAATTGACCGTGTTGATGTTGTTGGCTATTTTTATAAAGCCAAAATTAAAACTAAAAATAGACATTTCTATCATACTAATATTTTCCTTAAAGAAATTCCATTATTACCATATAACTTATCACATTTACATTATAATAAAGGTCATATGAATCCTTATTATGAAAATATATACTATAATAGTCTATATCATCCTAATAGTCCAAATAATATGGAAATAATGGTAACTTATTTAGTTTCCAAATTAAATGAATTGAATATAAGCCCACATTTTGGTAAAATGTTTGGTTGTTATAGAACAATTATGGATAAATTCACTTTTGATATTACAAAAGAATCATCTTTTCGTGATGAAGAATATGTTAAAGAATATATTGAAGAAAATGGTGATAATATTAAATTTTATACAAAACGCAAAGGAGTTTTTCTTGAATTTGAAAATTATCCGTGCTATCTATTAGCTACTGAAAAAGCTGAAATGGATATTGATGTATTATATGAACACGATAAATTAGACTATCATAGTCTATTATCATTCTCATTCCAAATATACGCAGCTATTACAACAATGATGTTAATATTCGGTATAAAACATAATGATTTACACCTAAGTAATGTTATGTTATCTATAACAAAAGAACAATATATTTATTATAAATACAAAAATCAATATTTTCGTGTTCCTACATATGGCTATATCATAAAAGTCATTGATTGGGGACGTGCTACATATGAATTTAATGGACACGGTGGATGGAACGAAATATTCGCTAGTGATAATGATTGTTTCTGCCAATATTACTATCCTAAAATTAATAATAGAGGTAAAGATAGTAGTATGCCTAGTGACTATAAATGGAGTGATATGATTATGGTTACTCATAATATGTTGAATGCTTGGGAAGATTATAGAGATACTGATTTAGGAAAAGCTATGAAAAAATGGATTTCATCTAAATCAGGTGAATTAGACTTAAATGCGTTTGATTGGAGTATATATTGTGATATATATAATTTTGAGTTTAACTTAGAGCCACAACATATTTTTCAACATAAAGTTTATAAAAATTTCCACATATTAAAAGATACTATTCCTAAAGATGCTAAAATATACCCATTATCAATAGATAAAAAATAATATAACATATTTATATATGATTAGATTAGGTATAATAGGTAATAATCATTTATTAATGAGATTAGTTTCAAAGCATCTAATATATAGACACAAGTTTGTTAATTATACGAATAATAATTTATGTAAATATGGATTATATGTTAGTCCATTTGTGAATACAGATGATAAATTTAAAAGATTAAAAGGATTGAATTTTAAATTTATTACGATAGATGATAATATTAATATTCCATTTGATTATAAAATAGATCCTTCTCATAATTTACATAAAATACTAAAAGATGTAGATAAAATTATAGATACGTATATTCTAAATGAACTAGTATAGATGACAATTATCGTGGTCATTTCTCATTTGATTACGTTCTTTTATACAGGCTTCTAATAATCCATTTGGAATATTATTACGTAACATATATTGGTTAAGAGCATTAGTATCTTTTGGGAAACATAAACCTCCATAACTAATTTGACCATCGTGTCCAGGAACATTTGTGAATGATGAGTGTATCTGTTCATTAGCTAACATCATACGACGAACAGTGTTAAAATCAGCACCTGCTTTCTGACAAGTGAGATACATTTCTGTAAAAAATTGAATTTTAACACTATAAAATGAATTGACAAATATTTTCATCATTTCACTTTCTAATGATGAACATTCTGATATAATAGCATTAGGATAATAAGTTTTATAAAAGTTGATAATATTTTTAAATTGTTCATTTTTACAAGTAGATGATTTACCTAATACAATATGTGTTTGATTATGAAAATCATCTTCAGCGGTCTTTGCTTTTAAAAACTCTGGATTATGAATAATATTCAATTCTGGAAATTTTAATGCTAATTCTTCTGTGCTATTAGGTTCAACAGTGCTTTTAATTATTATCACCCCATTATATTTATATTCACTTAAATATGCACAAGTTTCATATATCGGTTGTTTATTATATGAACCTAAACTACTATCATATACAGTAGGTAATGCTAAAAATAAGATTGATGAATTTAAGCAAGAATGTAAACTACCTATATTTTTATATTTATCGTATACAGTAATTTCTATATTTTTTTTTAGGAGTGATTGATAAATCGCATTTCCAACAAAGCCTAAGCCAATAATACCTACTATCATAATGTATGATAGTAATTATTAGTCTTTAAATTAAGAAGAACGTATAAAGTTTTTGAATTGGGCGGGAGTTAATGACGCGTTATTTTCTATCATACCCAATGGATAAACACTCCAAACTTCAGGGTCATTAAATATCTGACTATATAGATTGCTTAAGTTCATACCGCTAACTTGTTCTTCATAAAAATTACGTGGAATATATCGGTATTCAATACGTGGCAGAGGACAATCTTTGTAATTTTCCAAATATCCAACTATCATTAATATTATTCCTAAAAATAATAATGTAATAATAAGAGTTCTCATATTATTTACATTATACTTACATAATAAACTGTTTATTCATCAGACTTCTTTTCAGTATGACGAGCCATCCAAGGGTCTTGCGCACCAAGAGTATCAGCGAGACTATCACTACTCTTTTTATCTTCAACAACTTCAATAGATGATTGTTGTTCTTGCTTATTACCTGTTAAGTTTTTAAGTAGTTCATCAATTTCTTTCATTTGTTCATCTTGGCGTTGTTTTTCTCTTTCTTGACGAGATTTATCAGCTTGTTTAGCAGCTTGTTCTTTAACATAGTCTAAGTTTTCTTGGAAGTGTTGTTCTTTGAATTTTTGATTTTCTTGATATTTCTTAACTAAGTTATTTAAGCCTTCTTCTAAATATTCTTGATTAGCAACCTTTTGTGGTGTTGGGTCCCAAGGTAACCAATAACCGACTTGCCCGATATAAACATTAAAACTGCGATCATTACGTTGAATTTCTTTAGCACGATGTTGTGCTTCTTTAAGAGTGTCATAAACACCACGGACTTTAAGACCACGAATAGAAGTTTGGAAATTGTTCTTTTCGTAATATTCTTTTTCTAATTCTTCTTGCTTAGCAAATAAAAAGTCTTTATATTTTTCATCGCATTGTGATGGGTCTAACATTTTAGAAACATGTTCTTTGAATGCTTTTAATTCAACTAAAGTTGGTTCATCAGATAATGAGAAATCACCAACTACACTTTTTAAGAAGCTACTTACAAAGAATGAGCTCTTATTTAAAATAACTTCTTCTGGGGATACAAAGCTTAAACAAACATAATTTTGACCAGGAATAGTATGGTCAACAGTTAAAAAATCTTCTTTATCACTACTCATCTTCTTAAATAGAACAAACATTTAAACTTTAAGTATTTTTTTTTATTTGTATAATATATAAATATGGATACAGTTCAAAAAGAAGTTCAACACTTTCGTTCAGCATTTGATTTAGGTGAAATCATTAAACGTGCTATTAAATATTTAGTAGAAGGTTTAATGGTTGCGTTAGCAGCATATGTTATTCCACAAAAGAAGATGGATGCTGGTGAAATTTTAGTAATCGCATTTACTGCTGCAACAACTTTCGCTTTACTTGATACATTTTCTCCCTCAATTATGGCGAACTCTGTTAGACAAGGAGCAGGTCTTTCAATAGGTGCTGGATTAGTTGGTGGTATCCCATTACGCTAAACAAATTTGATTTAATAATTATTTAAATTGATTAATATCTACACAAATTTAATTTAAATAATTATAAAATGAACAATATAGATTATTGTATTAATGATGATTGTAAAAATATCGCTACATCAAATATTATTGAAAATAAATTAACAAGATGTGATTTACATAAAATTGATGATAATGCTTATAACAAAACAATCAATTATATAAAACGTTTTCGTGAAATACATAGTAATAAATATGATTATTATAAAACATTATATACACATCAACGGACTAAAGTCATTATAACTTGTAAAATACACGGAGACTTTTTAACAAGAACTGATATACACTTATCCGGACATAATTGTAAAAAATGTATTGATAAATCTAGTAATAGAAATAATACAACTGAACAATTTATTAAAATTGCAAGAAAAAAACATGGAGATAAATATGATTATTCTAAAGTAAAATATATTGATTATAATACAACTGTTATTATAATATGTCCTTTACATGGTGAATATAATCAACGACCAGAACAACATTTAGCAAGGTCTGGATGTACTAAATGTGGATATGAAAAAGGTGCTAACAATAATAAATTAACAACCGATAAATTTATTGAAAGAGCTATAGAAATACATTGTAATAAATATGACTATTCTAAAGTTGATTATAGAGGATGGGAAAATAAAGTTATTATAATCTGTCCTATTCATAAAGAATTTGAACAAATGGCTGGTTCACATTTGTGTGGAAAAGGATGTATATCATGTTCTAATGAAAATAAATTTAATAATTATAAAGACCAATTCATAAGTAATGCTAATAATGTTCATAGTAATAAATATGACTATAGCTTAATAGATTATATTAATACAGATACTAAAATTATTATAATATGTCCTATTCATAATAAATTTACTCAAACTCCTAAAGCACATATTAATGGACAAGGATGTCCTAGATGTGGTATTGAAAGTGCTCACAATCTACAAAAAAAATCTAATGATGAGTTTATTAAACAATGTAAAGATAAACACGGAGACACTTTTGACTATTCTAAAGTTCAATATACTACATGTAAAGATGATATTATTATAATTTGTCGAAAACATGGAGAATTTACACAAAACGCAAGTGTTCATTTAAAAGGACACGGATGTAAAAAATGCCATGATGAACAAATGTCAATAGATAGACGATTTTCTGTTGAAACTGTAATAAATAATGCTAAACGAATACATGGTGATAAATATGATTATTCTCTTATTGAATATATTAATAATTCAACTCCATTCAAAATAATCTGTCATCAAAAATATAAAGATGGTACTGAACACGGAATATTTTTACAATCGTATCAATGTCATGTTGCCTTTGGTTGTGGCTGTACTCGTTGTTCATTAAATGGCTTCTCTAAATCTCAAATTGAATGGCTAGAATTTCTTATGACTAAACTTCAAATCAATATTATCAATATTAAAAATGAAAAAGAACATCGTATTATTGGCTCTTTCAAATTAGCTGATGGTTATTGTAAAGAACTTAATACTATTTTTGAATACGATGGTTGTTATTTTCACGGTTGTCCTAAATGCTTTACAAATCGCGATTTAGTAAATACAAGATGTAAGAAAACATTCAAAGAACTCTATGATAGAACAATTGAAAAACACAAATTCTGTAAAGAAAAAGGATATAAATATATTTCCATTTGGGAATGCGAATGGAAATATATAAAAAATAATCAAAATAAAGCTTGTGAATATATACAATCTCTTAAAAACATACTCAATATACCCGCGACATATTTGTATGAGGGATGAAGAATGAGCATTTCCATTTTTTTTTGAATGTATATTTTAGCGTCTATGTCAAAAATATATATTCTACTTGAAGAACTCTCTCATATTAATTCTACTATTGACTACAATGTCATCGGTATCTACCTTGATAAACAATCTGCTATTGATAACTCTTATATACTATACAAAAAATACCTAAATACCAATACTTCCTATAAACCTTTCTATAAAGTATTAGAATATCCTATTAATACACCATTAGACTATATTTGTAATAATAATGATAATACTATACTTGAATTAGGTATCGTTGATTAGACAGTTCTTATAAATTCCCATTTCAATTCATCACAAATCTTCTTCCAAACTTCATCTTGTTCTTGTAACTTTTCTCTTGTCTTCAATAATCTCAATTCGGGCAAATATTCATCTCTCTCTAATAATTGAAAAAACTTATACAATATGTAAGGATAAGAAAAGAAATTTGAACGATCATTCATCCCATATTTCATCCAAGGTCCTTGAACTTCCTTAAACATATTTATTGCCTTTTCCTCAGTTTCAGGGTCTATGTTAAGAGCAGGCCTACCTGATATTTGATTAGTTATATATGGACAATGTTCATAATATTTAGATAATCCTAACTTTTTCAATATCTGTAATACTTGCTCAGATTTCAATTTACTCTTATCTATATATTTTTCCTTATTCAATTCATTATATATCTTATCAAAAATATCCTTATCAATATTAGTACTTTCTTTAGCTTGTAATTGTGATAACCATTCTTTAAAATGATTTATACGCTTATAAGCAAAATATGTTACTTCACGTGGCGGTTCTTTATAAGATGGTAATTCTGAATCAATTAATATTTTTTCTTCAGTTCCACAATTAGGACATATAAGAACACTTTCCATCATATTTATAATTTTTTGTTCTTTACATAATTGACATATTTCCTCAAAATATGTTTGAAATGCTGTTTTTTTAACATAAGCGGGATCAATATAAGATAAATATTCATCCATTAATAACGATTTTGATTTATTATTTATATAATCTGTTTGAACTGTTTCTTGTTTTGTTTCTACTTTTTGTGTAAAAAAATCTAATATACTCTTTTTATTCTTATTTATATGTGCTACTGTTTTTTGATTAACTTTCTTCTCATCAATAT